TACGTGAGAAAGAGATTAGAGAAGAACTTAAAGATAAACGTGACGCTTTAATCAAAAAAGGACTTATTGATAATGAGTCAGAAATTGAGGAAGTAGAAAAAGTCATGTTAGAAAACAAGATTGCAGATCATGAAACTGCCGCACAATATTGGCAGTGGATGAAGCAAGCAGCAGCACCAACGCCTACAGGATACAATCCAAATCCAGTTGCAAAATTTGATTTGGGTAAATACTATAAGAATCCTCAACAGGCTGCACGTGATGAGGCTGCGAAAGCATTATCGGACTTACGTAACACACGTAAACCGATTGGAATTTAGGGGATGTTAACTTTTATGATTGGAGATAAACCATGCCTATAGGTGGCGGTATTCTTCCAGCTTCGGGTACTTCGCAATACAACGAGTTGACCTACGTCACACGTAGAGCGTTTATCCCAAAGTTGGTTGTACAACTTTATAACTCAACACCATTAATGGCTGCATTGATTTCAAATAGTCAACAAGCATCCGGCGGTGTTTCACAAGTCACTGTACCAGTTCAAGGCGCTCAATTCGTGAACGCTCAATGGTCTGATTACAGCGGTTCTTTTAACCAACCAGCAGTTCAACAAGGTGCGTTCAATGCTGAATTTAACCTTAAGTTAATGATTGCTCCAGTTCCATTCCTAGGTATGGAAGGTGCTGTTCAACAAGACTACGCTATTATTCCTCTTATTGAAGCTCGTATGAACGATGCTACAAACGTAATGATGGATGCAATGGCAACTGCTTTGTATAACAACTATACAAACACACAACAATTCATCGGACTTCCTGGTGCAATTGATGATGGTACAAACTTACCTACATACGGTAACATTAACCGATCAACATATACATGGTGGAAATCAAAAGTATATGCTGCAGGTAACGTTAACCCAACACGTCAAAACATCTTACAATACATTTCTGGTACTGTTAAAAACGGTGCTGAAGTGCCTACATTTGGTGTTTGCGGCTTTGGTACTTGGACTTTATTAGCTCAAGACTATGTTGGTCAAGAACAATACGTCATCACTCCAGGCAATGGCTTTGATGGTGATTCAAACGGTCCTCAAGCTGCGTTCAGAGCTTTAATGGTTGCTGGTGTACCAATTTATCCAGATCCATACTGCCCAGAAGGCACTGTATACTTTATTAACTCAAATTACTTGTCATTGTATATCCATGACCAAGGTTCATTTGTGTTTACAGGCTTTGAGTCTACTTTACCCAACTGGCAAATCGGCTACGTAGGTGCTGTTTTAATGATCGCTGAATTAGTGAACACTAAACCAAAAGCTATGACAAGAGTCGGTGGCTATAACTCAATTTCAATTTAAGGAGAAATAGTCATGTCATTAGGTTTAAATAAAATATTATTAAGCAATGCTAATACCAACACCCCTGGTGCGTATTGGCAATTAACAACTGTAGCTGTAGCATCATCAGGTAACACTGCTGTGCCTGCAGGTACATATTTAGTATTCCCAACAGCTAACGTTACTATTGAAGCAGTATCTGCTTACAATACAAACACAAGCTGCACAACACCATCAACATGGTCTGTGCTTCTTGCTAACAATACTGGTGGTGTATTAATTTCAGACGGTGTTAACGTACGTGCAAACGCTATCGTTGCAACTTCTGCAACTGTAACATTAGCTACTGTAAATGGTGGTCAAAACGTTTCTTCAACTTACACAAGTTAAGGAGATATAAATGGCTAATTCAGATTCAGTAGCACAAAATACGCAGGATAGTTTTAGCAATTACCGATTAGGTAAAGTTACAGCTACAGCACTTAACACTGCTGGTAACGCTGTTATTACTATCCCATTATTGAATGGCGGTCTGACTAACAGTGGTGCTTTATTAGGTTCTGGTGCGGTGATTGTACGTAGAGTTACAGTACAAAACCCATCAGGATCTGTTGCATCAGCAAACGTATCTATTGGTTCTACAAACGATGGTGCTAACTTGGTAACAGCTAATACTGTGTTATCAAGCGTGTCAGCCGTTAATAAATTCCAAGATATTACTGGTACGTCTACTACGACCGCAATCAATGGAAATGTAACTTCATGCCTATACGTCAATGTTAATACAGCTAGTGGTAACGCTAACACTGTAGACATCGTAGTATGGGGAGATGTAGTGAGCTTCTAATGTCAACTATATTCGTAACTAATAATAGTGATGTTAAACTCAAAGATGGATTCGCAGGAATCTTTTATGAGTTTAAACCTGGCACTACAGTGGAAATACCTGTAGAAACTGCAAAACACATATTTGGTTATGAAGATAGTAACAAAGAACCTTATTTGGCAAGATTGGGCTGGTTAAAAAATTCTAATGAATTAGATAAGGCTTTAGAGCTTTTAACTAAATGGGAGTTAACAACCGAGCCGCCAAAAAAGAACCAATCGTTATCCCCGTTGGTGGAAAAAGTACCCTTGCCTTCTGAAAAGAAGGCTGGGGGAAAAATCCTTCAAGCAGTAGCTTAAAACAAAATGGAAAATAAATGGCAACATCAACTCTATCATCGTATATTACAGATGTACAAAGACTGCTGCATGATGCAAATGGTAACTTCTATACACAGCAGCAACTAACAGATTATATTAATGAAGCACGAGAAAGAGTCGTGCGAGATACCGGCTGCTTACGAGAAGTCGTTGTCACACAAACACCTTGTCAAGTAGCACCTTCAGCCGCCCTTAATGGAGCGACTCCAACTTATCCTTATGCTTGGACTGCAAGTACTGCGGTCAATTTAAATGACTTTATATTTAGTAATATCTTTATTTATCAAGTCACACAAGCTGGTACAACAGGCACAACTGCACCTCCGTACCCACAGAACAATGTTAACAATTATCAAAACTATCCACCTAGTACACAATTTACAAATGGTACTGCTGGACTCACTTATGTAGGTAATTGTGAAAATATTTCATACGCAGCATTAACTAACTTAATGGGAACAAGCCCATTATCACCTTCTACAGGTAACACAGTCCTTGATGTATTAAACGTCAATCTTTATTGGGGTAATACTCGTGTACCAATGGATTACTTATCTTGGACAGACTTTAATGCTCGTTTACGTTTTTGGCAAAACTATATTGGTAGACCATTAGCGTTCTCTATCTATGGTCAACAACAAATCTATATTGGACCAGTACCTGACCAAGTGTATCAAATTGAAGTGGATTGTGTTGTTTTACCTAATCAATTGTCATTAGGTACAGAAAATACATCCGATGTCATTAATGATCCTTATACCACTCCTGTTAAATACTATGCAGCTTATATAGCTAAATATTATGAACAGTCTTTTGGTGAAGCCGAGATATTTAAACAAGAATATATTAAACACGTATCTTCTGTATTAAACAGCGTTTATACAAGACGTATTCCTAGCGTTTATAGTTCTCCATACTAAACATGGCAGCGTCTCCAGAACAGAAGAAGTCGTATCAGGTCATTAAACAGTTTAAAGGGCTTGATACTAAATCTAATAGAACAGCGATCACCGAAGATGAGTTCTCTTGGTTAGAAAACGCTCAACCTATTGGTTTTGGTAATCTTCGTATTCTTCCTACAAGTTCTCAAGTTTATGATTCTAGTAATGTAGCAGTCGCATGGACTCATACACCTACCTTTTTATCTTCTTGTAATATTGGTCTTAATGATTATGTTGTAGCGTTTGAATCAGACGGCTCTGCTGAATACTATAATATACAAACCAATACTAAAGGCACAATTGCATCGTCTGGAACATTCTCTAATGCAGGTGTCACAATTACGCAATGGAAGAATGAGCGTATGCTTATTCTTGATCCTGACAAGGGTTATTCTTCATGGGATGGTAATAATGTAGTCACTATTGGTGCTGTAGGTGTGATTGGTATTACTAACCCTGGTTCTGGGTATACATCTGCGCCTACTGTTACTATTTCTGCACCAGATCAAACCAATGGCGTACAAGCTAATGCTGTTTCTACAATTACAGCCAATGCAGTTTCAGCTATATCTTTATCTAATGCAGGTACAGGTTATACCAATGCTGCAAACCTTACAGTTACACTTTCTGGTGGTGGAGGTACTAATGCCACAGCCATAGCTCAATTATTAAACTTCCAAACTGGCACATTAAGCATTTCTGTACAAAATGGTGGTTCTGGATACACTAATGCTGCCAATATTACAATTTCTATTTCAGGTGGTGGCGGTACAGGTGCTGCTGCTACAGCGATTACTTCTGGCAATGTGATTACAGAAGTGATTATGACCAATCAAGGTACTGGTTATACTAATTCATCTAATGTAGTAGTTACAGTCAGTGGTGGTGGAGGTTCAGGTGCAGTCTTAACACCTGTAGTCAATAGTACAAAGAATATCTCTATTGCTACATTCTCTGGTCGTGTATGGATTGCTCAAGGTAGAACTGTATTCTATAGTGCGGCTGGTTCTTATTCAGATTTTACAAGTGTATCAGCAGGTTCAGTCACTTTAACTGACTCAACTTTACATGGCAATATTCAATACTTACTATCAGCCAATAACTTCTTATATATCTTTGGTGATGACAGTATTAACGTATTCTCGGATGTTATTGTACAAACAAATGGCACAACTGTATTTACAAATACCAACGTTTCTGCCTCTGTAGGTAGTAAACGACCTGACGCTATATTCCCTTATTTCCGTTCTGTGTTATTTATGAATGATTATGGTGTATACGCACTTGTTGGTTCAACGACATCTAAAATATCAGACCAATTAGACGGTATCTTCCCATACATTGACTTTAGTAGTCCTATTTATGCAGGACAAGTACTACTCAATAATATCCTTTGCGCTGCATTTAATTTTAAATATACCGGTACTGCCGGCAATACTTCTTCTAGCCGTTATATTCAAGCCGTATTCTTTGAAAAGAAATGGTTTATTACAAGCCAAGGTAATAACTTAAATGCCATTACTTCTGTACCTGTTGGGGGTAAAGTCACCCTTTACGGAACTTCTGGTAACAATTTATATCAACTGTACGCTGATTCTACTTCTAATGTATCTACTTATATTCAAACAGCTTTACTTCCTATGGGTGATCCTATTAGGACTAAACAAGCCCTTAAATTTGGTATAGAAGCGACTTTAAATCAAGGTGGTACATTAACCACGACAGTAGACTCTGAATATGGATCTAGCCCTGCTTATACGCTTACAAATAATAATTTCCAAGGTTGGACTAATAATTATGGTTCTTATGTTGCTTGGACAAATAATAGTAGTGCTATAATAGGATGGATAACAGTTACGGGATACGCATTGTATAAATCCGATGCACAACAATGGGGTAAATATTTAGGGTTAACAGTAACATCTAATTCCCCTAATTTTATTATTAACACGTTTGAATTTGAACATGAATTAAGAGTGAGGTTCTAATATGCCAGTACCAAATACGTTTGCCAACGCCACGACTTCTATACCACTATCGCAACTGGATAATAACTTCGCCACTGCGATTACAATTGGTAATACAGCAGTTCAGCTTGGCAATACCATTACAACAATCAATAACGCTACATTGCCTAACGTATCTATTACGTCAGTGGCAAGTACTTTCCCAAATAGTTATTTATCTAACTCATCAGCAACTGTAGGTAATACGACAGTCACATTGGGTGGTACAACAACCAGTATTGGTAACTTAACATTAGCGTTACCTACTGTGACTAACTATACAGAAACTTTATACACAGCTAATACAAGTACAGCGATTTCTGTATCTTTATCTAACGGTACAATTCAAGAATTAACCGCTAATGCA